GGCATAATGCCCTTCGATCAGGGCGAGCCAAGCGCCCTCAACCGAAAGGACCTGAAAATGAAAACCCCGCAAGTTGCTGCCCTGCCCGGTATGACGCCCCTCGGCATCAATCCGAATCCGGTTCGCAAGTTCGTCGTCGGGAAGACCTATACGACGCGCTCGATCTGTGACTACGACACGATCTATCGTTTCGAGATCGTCGCCCGCACCGCCAAGCAGATGACCATCCGCGAACACGGCGAGATCAAAAAGCGCGGCATCTTTGTTCGTGACGGCGTCGAATACTGCAAACCCCACGGCACCTATTCGATGTGCGCGATTATCAGCGCCGACCGCGAGGTCGAGTGATGACCGTCACCGTGACGCGCCGCCAACCAAGTGCCAAAGCCGGGTGGGCCATCCTACTCGGCTTTTCCAGTTTGATCGTGCCGGCGGTGATCTACGCCGCCGTTACTTCCCAACTGGCAAGGAACAACGAGCCCGCTGTGCTCGGCGCTCTCGCCGAGCAATGGCGCGCCGAGCCGATGATCAAATCAGTTCGCTATGACGACCGATCATTCGACGTCGTGCTGCGCGATCGCGCAGCTATCAACGTCGCAGCATTCGCCGCCAAGTTCTGTCCGCCCTTCGATCGCCTGCCGACCTATACCGGCGCGGCGCGCGTCCTGCGGGCTGACGGCGGTGTCGTGACCGTGTGCCTGACTTTGCGGCCGGAATATCGGCAATGAGCAAGGTCACCAAGCCGATCGGCAAGATGGCGCACACGTCCGCGCTGATCTTGCTTTTTCTCGACACGATCGCCCGGCCGGCGCGGACCAGCGAAATCCGCGCCGCCGTCTGCCGGCATTATCCCGAGGCGCCGATCTATGGCGCAATCGGCGATCTGCAAACCGCCGGCCGCCTCAAGCGCATCACGATGGAACGCGACGCGCTCTATGTCCTCGGCGCCACATGACCGACGAAACCGTCCTCGAACTCGCCCGGCTCTATCGCGCCGTCGAGCAGCGCATCAAGCGCGACCAACAAGGCGAACTGTTCGCCGATCTGCAAACCGCCAACGAAAGGAATTCGAATGTTGAAGCTCTTAACCGCCGCCGCGATGATCGCCGCGGTAATCACGCCGGCCGCGGCCGCTGAATTCTCCCCCACCCACGCTGCTTGCATCGAGCTTTTTCAGGTCCGCGGCCAACTCATGAGCCGACCGCCCGAGGAAGTTTGCCCGCGATTTGAACATGAGTTCGATGTGTTCAAACCCGAGTATCGAGTCGAGAACTGCGTCGCGGCGTCTCGACGCTTCTACAATTGGTCACAGCGCGGCGCCTGGAATGATTATCTGCGCAACCTTCAAGCACCGGCCCCGCAGGAAAAGCGCTTCGACGAACTCTGCCGCGCCATCCTCACGCCCGAGGACTCGGACGAGGGGCTAGAACAATGAGACGCCTCGCTCTCGTCCTCGCCGGCATACTGATCGCTGGCATCGCGCACGCCGCTGACGGCCCTCCCGGGCCGCCGCCGCAGCACCACGCGCCATCCGGGCCGCAATCGATCTGGCACAATGGCAGCTTGATGACGCTCTATCCGAACCTGCCCGATGGCTCGTTCGAGATTCGGTACACGCAACCGCGGCCGGCGCTTTACGGCTACGTCGTGCCCGGCACCCTGCTCGTCAAAGCGTGGTGGGATCACGGCGCCGCCTTCGGCACGGCGTTTGTCTTTGCCCTCGGTTGTCCGCCGTTCCCGTTCGAAGTGTCCGGCGCCATCCAAGGCGACGCGCTGGTCATGCACGGCTATCCGCCAGTGCCAAACGAGTGGTGCGAAGTGATGTGGTATGACCCGCCGGTCGGCAATGGCGTGCTCGTGTTCACGCACGGGGCGCCGCAGTGAAGCGCTTCGCACCGATGACCGGCGCCGAGTATCGGGCGACGCTCGATCGCCTCGGCCTCGACCACGAGCAGATCGCTGCATTCCTCGGCGGTCATCGGCGAACCTCGACGCGCTGGCAGTACGAGGAGCGCCCGGTGCCGCAGCCGGTCGCGATCTTGCTGCGCTACATGGTCCGCAAGGGGCTCAAGCCTAGCGACATGATCTGACAAGCGGCCGGCCTCGTGCCGGCCGTTTTCATTTGGACGTGATCGTGAACTTGCTTCCGCTGCAGGCCTTCAAGGCATTGAACGCCGCCGACGTGGTGCCGAGGCAACCGTTGCTGAAACTGAAATCATCGGCGACGTGAATAAAACAATCACCGCAAAGCTGCGGTGACGTCGTGATCATCGGCGTGCCCGGCGCCACGAGGCCCGGTCGCCACTTGCCGTTAGCGCGGATCAAATGACCAATCTCGCCGCCATCGATCCCGCGAGCCGTGTGACGCGCACAGACGAGCGGATAGCCCTTGCCGTTGATCGTGGCGTGGCCGTGCCGGCAGTCGAACGACACATCGCAGGCATTTGCTGCCGTGGTTGCAAAACACAGAATCGCGGTCACCAACGATAATTTTCGCCGTGCCATTGCCATTCCGGGTACTGCTGAAATGTCGGCGCCACTGGCGGAATGCCGCCAGGACTGCCCGGCTGCACAGCCGGCCGGCGTAGCGGCCGCGCCTGATAGCCCACGCAATTGCTGACGCCGTCGCATTGCACCGTGCCTTTGGCGAACGCGCAGCCATAGGCGCCGTCGTGATTGTAGAACGCGCCGTGCACCTTGGCGCAGCGCGCTTGCACTTCGCCGATGCTAAACGCCCGCAGCTTGATCGGCGCCTTGGCGTGCGCGATCGGAATCAAGATCAAGGTGGCGATGCAGATTTGAACTAAGCGCATCATGCGATCAGTGCCTCGATATCAATCGTCGGTCCGCGCAATGGCGCCACGCCGATCGCCATCGCCAACGCGACGAGCCCGTCGATTCTTCCGGTCGAGCGCCGCTTGCTCGGCTTCCTATTGTCGGCGTCGTCTTTAACGATCACCGTGTTCATCACGCATTGCGTCAGCACCGGGTGACCGCCGTGCACGAGCTTTTCGTTCAAGATCAGTTCTTCAAGCTCGCGCAGTGCCGGCGACATGCTCGCCATGCCTTGGCCGAACTCGTGAAAGTGTTCTTTGATGAAATATTCCGACAGCCCGGCTTTGATCAACCACGGCTTGAATTGCACGAAATTCCAACGATCGAAACCGATTTTCTTGAGGCCCTTGTAGCGATCAAAAAGTGTTTTCAGATGCGCGGCGACGAACTCGTAACTAACGGTCGGCCCCGCGGTGGTTTTCAGATAGCCCTCGCGCAGCCAAACATCGTACGGCGTGCGGTCGGCGATCGCCTTGTCGTGCAGGCCTTCGCCCGGTAACCAAAAAGTCGGCCTCACGTGCCAGCGCCCATCGCCGAGCTTGCCGACCAGAACGAGCGCCGTGAGATCGTTCACCGACGACAGATCGAGGCCGCCATAGACCTCGGCGTCCTCAAGGTCGCCAACTACCCCACCACAGGCCTTCCACCGACTCGGCTGTATAAAAGGGCTTTGAACCTCGACCCGCTGGTTAAGGATCAGGTTTCGGTACTCGTTTTCGCGCGATTTCATCCGCTTGGCGTCAGCCGCCATCGCCATGACTTCGGTCGCATTCAAGAACGTGCCGAATGCCGGATTTGCCTGCCGGATGGTGGCCTCGTCGAACGGATCGGCGTCGCGCGGCGCGGTGTAGAGCGCCAGCACGGTGTGCACATCGTGCGCGGCTTGTGCGTCGTCGATCAGGATCGACAGCAAGTCGGCGTCGGTCGCGGCCTGCGTCGACAGGATGATCGAGAGCGGTCCAAGCTGCGCGCCGGTCGCCGTCTCAAGCGCCTCGTACAATCGCGAGGTCGGCCCGCGCACTTGCCCAAGCTCGTCGTGCAACACGAACGACGGCGACAAGCCGAACGCCGTGGTGGCCTCGGCCGAGAGCGCCCGATAGTAGGTGCCAAGCTCGGGGCAGATCATTTCCTTGTTGGTGTCTTTGATCAGGATCGCGTCGTTGAGGTCGGGATTCATGCGGACCATTTTCGACGCCAGCGCGAACACCAAGCCGGCCTGATTGCGCGATTGCGCCGCCGAGTACAGTTGCGAGTTCGGCCGCTGCGATGCCGGCGGTCCGCAGATGTTGGCGAGCAGCAAGCAGGCCGCCAGCGCGGTCTTGCCGTTCTTGCGGCCCATTGACCAGATCGCGCGCCGGGTGCCGTGCGGGTTGTCGTAAATCCGGCGTAGCTGCAGCTTTTGCCAGTCCTGCAGCTTGATCGGCCGGCCGACAAAGCGGCCCTCGGGAACCATGCAATAGGTTTCGATGAACGCGATGATATCGGCCGCGGTGACCCGCTTAGTTCTCGCCATTGATTTCCCAAGGTCGGGCGCGCTTGCCATCGCTGCGGGCCGTCGCCGTCACCGGCCGATATTGGCTCTTGGGCGTCAGCCGCAACGCCGCCGACAGTTTGGCGATCGCCGCCGTCTCGCGGGCCTGTAGGCCGGTGATTAACCGCAAATCCTCCAAAGTGAAAACCTTCCTATCCTTGCGCAACCGGCAGTCCAACTCGCGCGACGTCACGATGTGCGACACCAAAGCCCGCAGCAACGACAACGACTCCGTCTTGAACCAATGGTGCGGCATGGCGCCGACGATCTCGCGCCAGATCGCCCGTTCCTCGTCGTCGAGGACCTCGGGCGGTTCGGGCCGGCCGGCGCCCGGCACCATCGGCACCACGGTCAACGATTGGCGTGATTTTCGCGGCATCTTTCAAGGTTTCCAATTGGTTAAGCGGACCGAATAGAGAACTAGCCGTTTCGTTCGGCTTGCGTTCCCGCTTTGGCGCGGCCGCCTCGGGCCTGATTTTCGGACAGTTCCCCCACGAGGAGGGGCCCGAGGGGCTCGCCAGAGGGCCGGCAGGGAGGGCCGGCCGCCCTCAAGAGAATTTCCTTCTAAGCGCGCTCGCGCATAGGCGCCGCTTCGGAGGCGATTTTCCCAATAACCGGGCGATTTCGAGCGTTTTCGCCCAATGAGAAGGATTTTCTATTTTGGCGAAGTCGCGAGTTCCGGGGATTTTTGCGTTTTCCCAATGGCGCGCAAACCATTGATTTTGCACGAAATATTCAACGTTAACGATATTGAAC